CAATCAGGGCAACAGCGTTTACTTTTAAATAAATAATAAAAAACCGCCGAAGGCGGCATTCCGGGGTCAAGGGGGATGTTATCTCCCTTGCAGGGGGTGAATGAGGGGGACAGCGTCCCCCTGTCAAAGTAGTAAAGCAAGAGTAGCGATGCTTTACGGATGGTTTGCAAGAATTATGAATCGCCCCAAAAAGTAAATGCTGTTGCCCTGATACCGCAATAAAAAATCCTTGCCTTTTCTGCGAAAGTATATTATAATAGAAATGATAGTGTAATATCGTCGACAATCATAGTGACGAATTTAAAGGAGAATTATAATGATATACAACAACATACTCGAAGCAATCGGCCACACTCCGCTTATCCGACTTAACCATATGGTAAAAAAAGGCAGCGCTGATATCCTCGTTAAGTTCGAGGGCCTCAACGTCGGAGGCTCAATAAAGACAAGAACTGCTTACAACATGATAAAACACGCCGAGCGTGAGGGCAAGATAACCAAGGATACCATAATCGTTGAGCCTACCAGCGGCAATCAGGGCATCGGTCTCGCTCTCGTAGGAGCTGTAAAGGGCTACCGCACCATTATCATCATGCCCGATTCCGTCAGCGAAGAGCGCAGGAAACTGGTAAGACACTACGGCGCAGAGGTAATGCTCATCCACGATGACGGCGATATCGGAAAGTGTATCCAGGAATGTCTTGACACCGCTCTCAGAATGGCTGAGGAGGACAAGAACGTTTTCGTTCCTCAGCAATTCTCCAACGTGAACAATATAGGCGCTCATAAGTACCACACCGCTCTTGAGATACTGGAGCAGACAGCTGTAAAGATCGACGGATTCTGCTCGGGAATCGGCACAGGCGGTACTATCACAGGTATCGGTGAAGCTCTCAAGGCTCAGTATCCCGATATGGTCATATGGGCTGTCGAGCCCGAAAATGCCGCTATCCTCGCAGGCGGAAACATCGGTACTCACCTCCAGATGGGCATCGGCGACGGTATAATCCCCGATATCCTCAACCAGAATATCTACGACGATATCTATATAGTTACCGACGACGAGGCTATCCAGACCGCCAAGGACTTAGCATCAAAGGAAGGCATCATGTGCGGTATCTCCAGCGGTACAAACGTGGCCGCCGCTATAAAGCTGGCCGAAAAACTGGGCGAGGGCAAAACAGTCGTTACTATCCTCCCCGATACCGCCGAAAGATACTTCTCAACTCCGCTTTTCGAGGACTGATGTAATTTCTGTAATAATAAAACCAAAGGGCGCTCGGAAAGCGCCCCTACAAATCGTATATTTCCCGTTTGCTTATGTAGGGGCGAGTTCCGCTCGCCCTCCCCTGATTGAAAATGTAGGTAATAACTTATGAAAACCTCAATTGATATTTTAATTGAAAGAATTAAATCAGGTGAAAAAATCATCTGCAAAAAGTGCCAAAAAGGTACAGTGGTCTACGAGCATAAAGAGGGGCACAAATTTCCAGACATTTATTGCAACAATCCCGACTGCAATGCAAAAGTTATATTTAATTAAACCGCACTGCAATGAGCGTTTTTCCTATACTCATTTGAAAGTATATACCAAAAAGACTTCGCAGAACCAACTGCGAAGTCTTTTTTACTTATTCGATCCCTGCCTGCTGTTTAGCAGCTGTGAGGGTATTTTTCATGAGCATTGCGATATAACAAAGCGATATTTCAGCTATATATCGCTATTCTGCAATTTTACTGACACCTTCCTGACACCCATTGTTCAGGTATTCGTCCAGTTTATTCATGCTTTTCTGTTTGTACCGGCTGTCGAGATGAGTATAGATCGACATCGTTGTTCTTATGTCGTTATGGCCTGCCTGCTCCTTAGCAGTCAGTACATCTATTCCGGCAAGATAGAGCATTGTTATAAATGTATGGCGACACCAGTGAGGCGTGAAGCGAGGGATAACAAACGGTGGATCCTCCCCTTCTTTAACTATGAAGCTTGAAAAGTCACCGTACTTTCTGTTCAGCTTATTCAGATAGCTGTCCCACTTCCTGTTCCATGTCTTGGTGTAAAAATGGCCGCCCTCAGGAGCAGGGCATACATATAAAGAATTGCTTCGCTTAACACTGCGGAGATAATCCGCAAGTAAAGAAGGAATGTATACAATTCTCATTCCTGCTTCTGTTTTAGTCATAGGCTTGACAGTAAACCTTCCGCTTATAACCTCAGCAGCTTTGCTGACAGTGATAGTCTGTTTATCCAGGTCAATATCGGTCCAAAGCAGAGCAACTAACTCTCCCCTTCTCAGTCCTGCAAATGTCATTATCATTGCCGCAGTCTGCATGAAGTCAGGGGTATCGATTATCCACTGCCTTTCTTCCTCAGTCAGAGCACGGCGGTCAGATAGTTCTGTCTTCTTTGGTATCTTGACATTTACAGCAGGGTTATAGTCCATTATCCTGTTGTCGATCGCAAGCTGTATGATCTGCTTTGCCGCACTTTTCAGCATCGAAAGCGATGTCGGTGAGAGATCCGAGTTATCAAATATGACATTCTGGATATCAGACACGGTGAGCCTTGTGATAGTTGACTCATCCAAAGCTGAAAGCCTCTTTGATATACTGCTGTATGAATTGTATCTCTGAACTGATACGGTATTCTTTTTCAGCTTCAGCCACTGGCTTCTCCAGAACCCGAACTTATCATTGTTAGCGGTAACATCAAGGCCTTTTCCGAGAGCGATCTTCACATCCCTGACCTTGGCTTCAAGTTCCTTCTGAGTACCCGCATAAACATATTTGTACTTTGCCTTGCCGTCAATGACTCCAAGATATACCTTTGCCTGCAATCTTCCGTCAGCTCGTTTCTTGTTCCTCAGTCTCGGCATAAGATCAACTCCCTTCTTATATGTATGATATTATTCAACAGAATTTATAAGTCCGTCTATATGTTCATGTAAATCCGGCTTAATAGTAGCGCCCATAGATGCCAGAATGATATCAAGCCCTTCACGTCTGCCTTGCTTAGCAGCAGGCACGAAGTCACTATCTCCTGAAACAAGAATAATCTGATCAACTTGCTTTTTAAGAGCCATAGATATGATATCAACTCCGATTCTCATATCCACACCCTTCTGCTCGACACGGAACTGAAAATCATTCTCTCCAAGGGCATCTACGGTTATGGATTTGTTTAAAAGCTTTTTGGCAGATTCGGGTTTTAATATGTACTGTGCTGTACTTTCTGAGAGAGTACCAAGTCTTACTGCAAATTTTCTTTTACACCTCAGCTCATTAAAAAAATCGGTTGTCCACCTGAATTCATCGGATTTACCGAGATCTATAGTTCTATTAAGTAATGGGTGGTATACTTTTTTATTTATAGGTGGGCAGTCATAATAGAATATTCGATACAGCTGCCTGTTTTCACGCTTATTTCTTAACAAACGCATACAGAATTCAAAAAGCTCATTAGCCCTATCCTCAGGAGTTTTTTCTCCCCAATAATGAAAAGCTCGTTTTTTATAAAAACCGCCATCGATAAGTATAGCCGTTTTAACTTCAAATTTGGGACGATGGAAATCTCCTCTTACATCATCACTCAAGTGATCGCCTCCTTGAAATATGAAAAACCCCCGGGTTCGTCACTTCCCTTATGGTGGGAGGATTACTGCCGAGGGTTTACTATCTTCATTAAGCAATAATTTATTGCTTAATATATTATATGATAATTTCGGCAGTTTGTCAACTAAAATCACATTAACAAAATGTGAATTTTTTGTAACATATCACACCTTCTTTTCTCCATAAATATCTATCCAGATTATCCTATTGTATTATCCCCTGCGGTGTTCTGAACACTGTGGGGGATTTTTTTATGAAACTTTCTCTATATCACCGTTATCGATGTAAACACAGAATTCTGATATCTTTTCGCCCGTAAAGAGCAAATCAGCGTCATGTTCTTCCTTATCGACATAGTTATATGTTGTCACAAAAAGCATATCTCCGAAACAGCTCAGATTAGTTGTGGTATTATTTGTGAAGTTGACAACAGCGTGTATCTCATCGTCGCTTTCAAAATAATTCTTATAGTAATCAAGGGCATATTCTTCAATATTGATATTATCAGCAATTCTCGCTAAACGCCACTTCCCCGTACTGTCATTGCGGACGCTGTTTTCAAAATCAATATTTATTCCGTCATCCGACAAGCTCTTATCGCTTACACCGACTATTTCCTCACCTGACCTGGAAGTGGTATCTTCTGTCAATGCTTCTGTCTCGGCTTCGATCACCTTCTCAGAAATCTCCTCAGTTGCTGTCGTCTCGTCAGTAGTGGCAGTTTCTGTTGTAGTTTCAGCTTCTGTAGGAGTTGTTACGCTTATTTCGCTGCTCACCGAATCTTCATTTGTTTCTGTAGTGTTTTTGGGGGATATTCCAACACCTATAACAAGCAAAACGAATGCTCCAACGAACTGTAAAGCGAGCCGTGCTTTATCAGATTTGGCAAGTATTGGCGTTTTACCTATGATCGGCGAGACCCATATTGCAGATAAAAGCACTATGATCCCTCCGATAATCCCTGCCCCACCGGATGAAAAACAAGATATCGCTATGAGAAGGCCGAGAACTGCGAGTATCCATTGAAATATAGTAACAACTTTACCTTTCATATTCATTCCCCCTTTTATTATTGTATAACTTCATTCCATTCCAATGGCCTGAACAAAAATTGGATCATTATTGATTCAATAAGATTGACGTAATTCGTGGTTACTATACCACATCTTTTTTGCTGTGTATATGAAAGAAAGCTCATATTTTGCAAAGGTATTCCTCGGCTAAATTGATCTATCTCATATGATAAACTTGAAATCCGATTTTTGATAACCATATCACTAACTCCATATCTTGAAGATAGCACTGTAAGTATATCTTTATCGCCGTATTTATATTTACACATTCCATTTCCATTTCTAAAATCAGCATATACACTACAGAAAAAAGGTATAAAGTCCGCATAAGGCACAAGGAGTTCAGCAGCTCCTTCATTGGCTATCCATTCTTTATATGGGTCCTGAAATGGCATTGTCTTTTCATAGCACTGAAATATTTGCCCTGATTGATCCCCTTCAAATGTAATATGCATAAGCTCATGCATTCCATGAAAATTTTGCTCAGATGCTGAAATATTAGAATTAACAAGAATGCAATTGATGTCATTCCGAGCTTTGGCAAGCACCGCCATTCCACGCAATCCTTTTGTTTTGAACGGAATTGAGCTGATTGCAAGGTTATCATATTTGCTACAAATATCAAAAATGTTCAAAGGATATGTAAAGCCATTAGCGATCAAATGATTTCTTATTTCGTTAATGCTGTAGTAAAGTTGCTCTTTATTCATCAACAGACTCCTTTTTCTGCCTTTTCATAGCCTTGATTGTCTCAATAGCGAGACGAATATCATCAGGATCTATTCCCTCATCCTGTGCGGATTTGGCAAGACTAAGGTAAACATCTTCAAGCTGATTATCTGAATTAACTGTTGGAACCTCACTTTTTCCAAGCAGATAATCGACAGTTACATTAAAGAACTCAGCAATTTTGATAAGCATCGAAGTATCAGGTATTCTTTTATTAGTCTCCCACATTGCAATTGTGCCGGACGAAATATTAAAGATCTCTGCAAATTGTACTTGAGTTAATCCTCTACTTTTGCGAAGCGTTTTCAAATTTTCTGCAAACATACAAACACCTCCCTACAAAATAAGAATATCACATTTCGTGAGTAATGTCAATAAATAATCTCACAAACTGTATAATATAACGAAATGTTAGAAAACCTCTTGACATCTAACAGATAGTGAGATATAATTCTAACATACCGTTAGAAAAGAGGTGATAGAAAATGGTTGCAATATACAAATACCGCACTGCGCTGCATATGACGCAGACTCAGCTTGCGGCACTTGTAGGAGTAACGCCTAACGCAATTACACAGTATGAGAGCGGGGCGAGGAAGCCCAACATCCTGATGCTCAAAAAGCTTGCAAAAGCGCTGAATACAACAGCTGATGCGCTTTTAGAGCCAATTGACGTAGAGGAGAAAAATAACTGAATAATGAAAGGAGCATGACTATGAAAATGACCAAGCAGTTCACAAGCTGGAATCAGCTGCCGATAATACTTGATGTCCCGCAGGTCGCCTGTCTGCTGTGTCTCCATCCGAACACAGTGACAAGACTCTGCCGCAACGGGAAGCTGACAGGACAGAAAATAGGCCGTGAATGGCGCATAAACAAATCTTCTGTCATGCAGTTCATGAACTACGAGGAGGCAGTATGATCCAGGCAATAATCGGATTCTACCTGGGTGTCGCAGTGTGCCTGCTGAAAGGCGGCATAGAGGACCTGTCAGAGGGCCTGCGGTACCTCAGGAGAAAGAAAGCGCTGGAAGCTGATATCAGCGACCACAGTGAGAACATAAGGCTCTACGGCGCATTTATGAGCGTCGAGGATGCCGAAAAGGAAAAGGCCGAGCTCGCAATGCTCAAGGCCGAATTAGAGGAACTTGAAAAGGAGTAATTAATATGGATATGACACCCGATGAGATCGTAGTACGCTACAGGCAGGCGAAGCATAAGGGAGAGCAGCTGAACATCTTCGCAGATCTGAACGCCTGCTCCGTAGATGATATCGTGAAAGTACTTGTGGAGCACGGCGGATATCAGCTCGAACGAATGAGCCGCTCACGTGGTAAGGCCAAGCTCTTGAGAGAGGCGGCGCCGAAGGAGCCGGTTCCACCGGCAGTGAAGAAGCCGTACAAGAAACCGGAGATAATTCCAGAGCCGGTGCCCGAAGCTCCGCAGGAAGAAGAAACAACAGAATATGTTATCCCTGCGAAATCTGTACCCGAAATGCTTGTGGATTCTGCGCTTAATGTTATCCGTGCCGAACTTAGCGAAATAAACCGTCAGCAGTATCAGCTCGATATGCGTAAAGCCGAATTATACAAGCAGCTGTGGGATATGCTTGGGGAGGTGCAGTGATGCTGAATATCAAAATAGAAGATCAGAAGATCGAAGCTACAGCCAAAGGCCGCAGTGATGATATCCTTGCTGAAACTATTCTCACAGTTATCGGTGCAGCAAGAACGTTCTCGGAGATAACACATATCCCTGTCGAAGATGCCATAGGGCTAATCTGTTCATCTGCAAGGGAGAACTGTGCTTCAGAGAATTATGAGGGCACTGTTGTGCGTATGAAGGTTCCGAGAAAAGGCGGTGAGAAGAAATGAAAGCACTGAAAGTTGAAGGCAGAAGCATTACCGAGACAGACATCCCCAACACACTGGAAGCGTTGCAAGCAGCAGTTGACGGATACATCGAGACCTTACAGCTTGTTCCCGATCAGGCTGTGATGATAGTCAATGAGGAGGGACTGCTGAAGGACCTTGAAGTTAATACGTTTGCTTCTGCGATCGCAGGCACAATGATAGTGGGCCCTGCTCTGATCGTCGGTGTGGACGGAGACGAGTTCACGGATATCCCTGGGGACGTAGTGAAGTGTATCAATGCGCTGTTCGCATAAAGAAAAACGCTCCTGCAAGAGGAGCAAGAAAACGATATAGATAATTTAACACAAGTACATAATATCACAAAAGGAGTGAAATGTCAAATGGAAAAATATGAAAAGGCGGCGGCAATAGCGGACAAGCTTCGCAATATTACAAACTTCTTTGTCGTAGTCACCGCCGAAGATGTAAGACTGAAAGTCAGAAGTGACGAAGAACTTGACTTCTACTACAGAAAGCTGTGCTGTAATGGCATATGAACACGACATCATATCATGCCCGTATTGCGGCAGCATAGAAAACGACGGAGCCACCTGTAAATGGTGCTCAAATAAAATCAATATTACGGAGGAAAAGCATTATGAACACTATCAAGATCACTATCGAGGTATCACCCGAAACCGCAACGAAGGTCATAAGCCTTGTTGCCAACGAGAACGGAGGGGCTACAGCTAAAGTCATAAGCCCCATTGCCAATGCGGCAGTTTGTGCCCCCCAGACACCACCGGCGCAGACGTTCAGCGCTCCTGCGCAGCCTGCTCCGCAGACTTTTACACCTGCACCTGTACAGCAGTTCACAGCACCCGTTCAGACAGTTCCCGCTCCACAGCAAATTCAGACAGCGCCGACGTCAGTGCCTGCTTACTCTATCGCTCAGTTACAGGCCGCTTGCGGACCGCTTGCCGACTCAGGTAAACTCGCTGATCTCCAGAAGCTCATTGCATCCTTTGGCGTCAGCTCCCTCGCAGAGCTCCCTCAGGCAAGATACGGGGAGTTTGCCAATGGCCTGCGCTCTCTCGGAGGTGTATTGTAATGCCGGGAAATCACGCATTTCTCCCTGCAAGCTCGTCTGAAAGGTGGCTTAATTGTCCACCTTCTGCCAAGCTTAATGCAGAAGCAGATGACAAGGAGAGCAGCTATGCAGCCGAAGGGACCCTCGCTCATGCAATATGTGAGGTAAAGCTCAGGGGTTACATATCTGCGATCCCTAAACGCTCAACAACCGCTAAGCTCAAGAAGCTGAAGAACGATCCGATGTACCAGCCGGAAATGGACGGCTATACTGAGGAATACCTCGATTACATAAAAAAGATAGCCACCGGCTTTGATGGCCCTCCGACCATCAGAGCTGAGGAGCAGGTCGATTACAGTATGTTTGCACCTGAGGGCTTTGGCACGGCCGACTGCCTGATCCTGTTTGGCGATGAGCTGCACGTCATTGATTTCAAGTACGGCAAGGGCATCCTTGTATCACCTGAGAACAACTCTCAGCTCAAGCTTTACGCTCTGGGCGCTATCAACAAGTTCGGTCTCATATACAGCTTCCGGAAAGTTGTGCTGCACATTGTACAGCCGAGGCTCAGCAATATTGACGAATGGGGCATAAGCACCGCTGACCTTCTCGCCTGGGGGCTCTCTATACAGCCGATAGCTCAACAGGCTTTCAACGGTGAGGGAGAGTTCAAAAGCGGAGCGCACTGCAGGTTCTGCAAGGCGGCTGCCTCTTGTAAGAAGCGTGCGGAGGATAATCTTGCGCTTGCAAAGTATGAGTTCAGAAAGCCCGACAACGATCCTGCCGCTACTGATCCGATGCTCAGCGATGCAGAACTCGCAGAAGCTCTCACAAAGGGTGCTCAACTCGTAGCATGGTACGAAGACCTTAAGGAATATGCTCTCACCAAGATCTTAGATGGCGGTGAGCTGAACGGATGGAAGGCCGTCGAGGGTAGAGGTGTAAGAGCCTTTATCAATCCTGACGACGTCCCGAAGCGCCTTGAGTCTATCGGCCAGAGCAGTGACCTTGCCTATGAGCGTAAGGTACTCTCCCCTGCTGCACTTGAGAAAGTGCTCGGCAAAAAGGTATTCACGGATAACTTCTCAGATCTCGTGGAGAAATCCAAGGGCAAGCCTGCGCTTGCACCATTATCAGACAAAAGAGCTGCTTACGTCCAGGAAACGACAGCAGCTGAAGACTTTAAGTAATCAAGGAGGACTATTATTATGTCAAACACTATCGTAACCGGAGAAGTACGCCTCTCCTATGTAAACGTATTCGAGCCCAGAGCTAACCAGAACGGCGGAGATCCTAAGTATCAGGTAACTATCCTGCTCCCTAAGAGCGACATTGCTACAAAGGCAAACATCGACCGTGAGATACAGGCGGAGCTTCAGAACGGCGTTGCAACAAAGTTCGGCGGCCAGATGCCTGCAATGCCTGCGATCCCTATCCATGACGGAGACGGTGTTCGCCCAAACGGTGAGCCATTCGGAGAAGAATGCCGTGGCTGCTGGGTATTCACAGCAAGCTCTAAGCAGCGCCCGGAAGTAGTTGATGAAAACTGCCAGCCTATTCTTTCTGCTACCTCTGTATACAGTGGCTGTTATGGCAGAGTATCTATCAGGTTCTTCGCCTATAATCAGGCAGGAAAGAAGGGCATCGGCTGCGGCCTTGGAAACGTGCAGAAGCTGCGTGACGGTGAGCCTCTCGGCGGTGGCACAACAGCAAGTCAGGATTTCGGCGCCCCCTATCAGCAGCCGACAACTCAGCAGTATCAGCAGCAGTACACCGCCCCCCAGTATCAGCAGTACAGCGCACAGCCTGTACAGCAGCAGGGTACACCTGCACAGATGAGCGCTTTCAATGCTTTCCTCGGTGTATGATATGACGACGCTTTCAATTGATATCGAGACATATTCCGACATCGACCTTAAAAGATCGGGACTGTACAAATATGTGCAGTCCCCTCAGTTTCAAATACTGCTTTTTGCCTATCGTGTTGACGATGATCCGGTACAGATAGTTGACCTTACCGCAGGTGAGAGGATACCCTTTGAGATACAACTTGCAATGATGGACCCGAAAATAATCAAGCGTGCTTACAATGCCGCTTTTGAGTGGTACTGCCTTGCAAAGCACCTAAAACTCCCCGACGAGACAAGGACTGCGTGGCTCAGTCAGTGGCGTTGTACCATGCTTCACGGGCTTTACCTCGGCTACCCCGGTGGACTTGCTGCTATAGGTGAGGCGTTGAAGCTTCCTCAGGACAAGAAGAAAATGGGTGTGGGGCAATCGCTCATCCGCTACTTCTGCAAACCATGTAAACCTACAAAGGCCAACGGTGGTCGCACTCGTAACCTGCCTCAGCATGAGCCGGAGAAGTGGAAGATCTTCAAGGACTACTGTATGCAGGATGTCTATTCAGAAAACAGTATATGGCGCCTCCTTTCTGCTTTCCCCGTCAGCGATGACGTACAAAGGCAATGGGAGCTCGATATGAGAATTAACGCTAACGGCGTAAATCTGGATACGGATCTCATCAAAGGCGCTCTGCACTGCAACGCTTGTATTACTGATGAGCTTATGGCCGAAGCTACCAGGCTCACAGGTCTCAGAAATCCAAAGTCTGTCTCTCAGCTTAAAAAGTGGCTGAGTGGCGCAATGAACGAAGATATAAGGTCTCTGGACAAGGAAACTGTCGGCTCTCTCCTGTGCGGAACGGCAGACGGAGATGTAAAGCGTGTTCTGGAGATACGTCAGGAGCTTGGCAAGTCCTCGGTAAGCAAGTATGAAGCTATGGAAACCTGCATTTGCAGCGACGGAAGGGCGCGGGGACTCCTTCAGTTCTACGGCGGTAACCGCACGGGGCGCTGGGCAGGACGGCTCATACAGGTGCAGAACCTTCCAAGGAACTATATAGAGACCTTAGATACGGCCAGAGACCTTGTAAAAAATAAGAATACGGCCGCAATAAAACTCATTTATGGTAATGTGCCTGATACGCTTTCACAGCTGATCAGAACAGCATTCATCCCGTCTGAGGGCAACAAGTTCGTCGTGGCGGACTTCTCAGCCATTGAAGCAAGAGTTATAGCATGGCTCGCAGGAGAGCAGTGGAGGCTTGAGGTCTTTAACACTCACGGTAAGATCTATGAGGCTTCCGCATCAAGTATGTTCGGAGTACCTATCGAGAAGATCAGGAAAGGAAACCCCGAGTATTCGCTCCGTGCTAAGGGTAAAGTGGCCGAGCTTGCTCTCGGTTATCAGGGCAGCGCAGGAGCACTCATAAACATGGGGGCGCTCGATATGGGGCTCTCTGAGGATGAGCTTCCCAACATCGTACAGCGCTGGCGAAAGGCTAATCCGAGGATAAGAGACCTGTGGTACACCTGTGAGAACGCAGCACTTGAGGTAATGACAACAGGTCAGAGAGTCGGTATAAATCAGAACATCATATTTGCAAGAGAATACGACTGCGGAGCAGGGCTTGATTTCTTTACAGTGCAGCTACCAAGCGGCCGCAAGCTCTTTTATCCGCATCCCTTCCTTGCCGAGAATGACCTCGGTAAACAGGCGCTGCACTACTACGGCGTAAATCAGAAGACAGGCAAATGGGGCGTTATTGCTACCTATGGCGGTAAGCTCACGGAGAATATCGTGCAGGCTGTAGCCCGGGACTGTCTTGCTGTTACCCTTGAGAGACTCGATGCCGCAGGACTGCAAGTAGTTATGCACATACACGACGAGGCAGTCATAGACTGCGGACGGGACAAGATAAGCGTCGACGCTGCGTGTGACCTTATGGGCACTCCGATACCGTGGGCACCCGGGCTCCCACTCAAAGCGGCAGGTTTTGAGAGCAGCTACTACATGAAAGATTGATGAAAACTCAGCATTATTCAACGGCTTCAGTTTGATAACGGGGCTTTTTCATTCTATTATTGGAGGCGATAATTTTGCAGTATGACAGAAGAATAACCATCACTACAGGGGCGAGCCGTAAGGCAACGGTGTGGAAGGCGCAATCACTTTTATGGTCCGAGCTGATAACAAAGCTTGCATCGCCCGTAAGAGGCACTGAAACGCTGAAGCAGTACCTGCAGTTTCCAAAGTCGAAGCAGGACGAGCTTAAAGATGTCGGAGGCTTCGTGGGCGGTACATTCAACGGCGAGAAAAGGAAGTCCGACAAAGTTACAGGCAGAGATCTGATAACACTTGATATGGACAGTATACCTGCTGAGCAGACTAACATTGTTCTGCAGAGGATCTCATCGCTAAACTGTGGATACTGTGTGTACTCCACACGAAAGCATGAGCCTGCACGTCCGAGGCTCAGGGGTGTTTTCCCTCTTGACAGGTGCTGTACACCTGATGAATATGAGCCTATCGCAAGGAAGCTCGCCGAGCTGATCGGGATAGAACTGTGCGACCCTACTACCTTTCAGGCTTCACGCCTGATGTACTGGCCGTCGGCTTCGTCTGATAGTCAGTATGTATACGCATGGGAGGATAAGCCGTTTCTGTCAGCTGACGGTATGCTGGCGCTATACGGAGACTGGCATGATATATCACAGTGGCCGGATGTGCCTGATGCACCTCAGCTGAGGAAAAAGCTTGCGGCGAAACAGGGAGATCCTACCGAGAAAGCAGGCATAGTCGGTGCATTCTGCCGCATTTATGACATCTATGCAGTTATGGACAAGTTCCTTCCAGGGACCTATACTGAGACTGCTCAGAGTGACCGATACACCTATGCCGGAGGCTCTACCACTGGCGGTGCCGTTATCTATGACGACGGCAAGTTCTTATACAGTAACCACGCTACAGATCCGGCAGGCGGTAAGCTTTGCAACGCATTTGACCTTGTAAGGCTTCACAAGTTTTCCGAAAAGGATGAGGAGGCAAAGGACGGCACACCTACGGTAAAGCTGCCGAGTTATGCAGCTATGTGTGAGCTTGCAGCGGCAGACAATGCAGTAACAACGCTTCTGACAAAGGAACGCAGGGACAAGGCGGCAGCTGAGTTCTCTATGCCTCTGCCTGAGTCCGCAGCTCAGACTGTGGCTGGCACTAATGCCGGCGACAACTGGGAGTCAAAGCTCGCAGTCACATCAACGGGCTTGCTGCAGAAGACTATTGACAATGTACTTATTATACTCGAAAATGATCCGCTTCTGAAGAATAAGTTTGCGTTCGATGAATTTTCTAACCGTGTTCTTATCAAGGGTTCGGTTCCGTGGGACCTCAGGCAGAAGCAGCGTGACTGGTCAGACAATGATGATGCAGGGATAAGACACTATCTCGAAAGGGCATACGGTATAACGGGCATCAACAAAATAACAGATGCCTGCACTCTCTGCTTCCGCAGACACAGCTTTAATGCTGTACAGGACTGGCTCAGATCTCTCCCCCCATGGGACAGCGTACCAAGACTCGATACCATTTTTATTGACTACCTTGGCGCCGCAGATACCCCATACGTCAGGGCTGTAGCAAGGAAATCCTTTACCGCTGCCGTGGCCAGAGCTATGTCCCCCGGCATCAAATATGACACCATGCCTATCTTATCGGGACCTCAGGGCATAGGTAAATCGACACTGCTCAAGATAATGGCAGGCAGCTGGTTCAACGACAGCCTCGACAGCTTCGACGGTAAGGAAGCCTGTGAGATGATACAGGGCAGCTGGATCATAGAGCTCGGCGAGCTCAACGGTCTCAGTAAGTCCGAGAGTGGCCAGGTCAAGCAGTTCCTCAGCAAGGCGGATGACATTTACAGAGAACCATACGGCAGGCGCACAGGACGCTACCCGAGGTGCTGCGTGTTCTTCGGTACTTCTAACGAAAAAGAGTACCTCAAGGACAGCACCGGAGGCCGCCGCTTCTGGCCGATAGACTGTATGGCCAAAGCTCCTACAAAATCTGTGTTCACAGAGCTTGAGCTCGAAGCACCTCAGATCTGGGCGGAAGCCTATGTCAGATGGCAGGTCGGGGAAAAGCTTTACCTTGAGGGATCAGCTGCGGCCGCTGCCTTATCAGAGCAGGAGTCCCACAGGGAGCAGAATGTGAAGGAAGGCATCGTCCGTGAGTTTCTTGAAAGGAAGGTACCTGCGGATTGGAGTAAACGCAGTATATCAGAACGAAAAGTATACTGGTCAAATGAGTTTGGCCGCAAAGATGACAAAAACCTTATTGAGCGTACAAGAGTATGTGCGCTTGAGATATGGATCGAGTGCTTCGGCGGTGATGCCAAGTATATGAAGAAATCGGACTCACGAGAGATAAACGACATATTATCAAGAATGGAAGGCTGGAAGAGAGCTGCGAAAACCGAACGCTTTAGCGCAGGATACGGAGTACAAAGAGGCTTCTATAAGGTGTAACATTCTCTGCGAAAAGCTGTAACATTCTGAGCTTTTTGGAAAAAAATGTTACAATAGTTAATGTAACAAACAAAAAGAATGTTACAAGAATGTTATGATAATGTTTCAATAGCAAACAACGATAAATAGGCATTTACCTTAAATTGTAACATTTGTAACATTCTTTTATATATAAGTATTAAAAGATAGATATTATAGGGGTATAATGCCCGTATACACGCTATGTGCGAATAAATATATACGCGTGCGCGCGCGAGGAGGCTGAAAAAATGGAAAGTGAAAAAGTCACTGAGGCTTACCTCAGGGATGAAATAAAGAAGCTGGGAGGAAAGGCTTATAAGTTTGTCTCGCCCGGCGAGACAGGAGTGCCGGACAGGCTTTGCATTCTTCCAGGAGGGAAAGTGTTCTTCGTCGAGACGAAATCTGAAGGAAAGGAAAGTACACCTAAACAGAAGCAGCAGCAGAAGCGCATGAGAGATCTCGGCTGCTGCGTCTATGCAGATGTGGACACAAAAGCAAAGGTCAGGGAGGTGATAAGAGATGCAATTCACGCCACATAACTATCAGACCTACTGCATCAACAGGATCATCACGGATCCTGCGGTAGGTCTGCTGCTGGACATGGGCTTAGGCAAAACAGTTATAACGCTAACGGCCATTAACGACCTGAAGTATAACCGCTTCATGATAAACCGGGCTTTAGTCATCGCACCTAAGAAGGTCGCAGAAGCTACATGGAGCAGTGAGGCCCAGAAGTGGGAACATCTCAAGCACCTGAGAATCTCAAAGGTCCTCGGCACAGCCGCCCAGAGGATCAGAGCCGTGAATACACCTGCGGACATCTACGTTATCAACCGTGAAAATGTTCAGTGGCTTGTAGATCACTACAGAAACGACTGGAAGTTTGATATGGTCGTCGCCGATGAGCTGAGCAGTTTCAAGAACCCGCAGGCTAAGAGGTTCAAGTGCCTCACCTGGGTAAGACCTCACATCAGCAAGTTTGTCGGGCTCACCGGCACGCCTGCTCCTAACGGCCTAATGGATCTTTGGGCGCAGATCTATCTGCTTGACAGCGGAGAACGTCTCGGCAAGAGTATCACGGCATACCGCAGAGCTTACTTCAACGAGAATACCCACGGCGGCAACTTCTCCACCTTCGATGAGCGCCCGGGAGCCGAGCAGCTGATAAAGCAGAAGATCTCAGATATATGCGTGAGCATGAAGGCCGAAGACTATATTGAGCTTCCTGAGAGGCAGGACATAGTTGTTCCTGTTGAGCTGGATCCGAAGGCGAGGAAGCTGTATGACCGGTTTGAGCATGATATGTTTCTTGAGGTCGATGAGGAAACTCTCGATGCGAGCACCGCAGCTGTCCTGACAAATAAGCTGCTGCAGATGGCAGGCGGAGCAGCATACTCGCCCGACGGAAAGGTCGTAGACGTGCATACCTGCAAGACAGAAGCTTTCATGGAGCTCATCGAAGCGGCGCAGGGGCAGCCTGTACTGGTTTTCTACAACTTCAGGCATGAGTTGCAGCGTATATCGCAGCTGCTGCAGAAGGCAAAGATAAACTTCGGTGAACTTAAAACCCCTGATGACATAAGCCGCTGGGACCGTGGAGAACTGAGCGTACTGCTTGCGCATCCAGCGTCGGCCGCATACGGACTTAATCTCCAGGCAGGCGGCAGCCATATTATCTGGTTCGGCCTTAACTGGTCCCTGGAGCTTTATCAGCAGGCAAATGCGAGGCTGTACAGGCAGGGGCAGCAGAACAGGGTCATCATACATCACCTTATCGTCAAGGACAGTGCGGACGAGATGGTAATGGCTTCCCTGCAGAGCAAGGATGCTACACAGGAACAACTTTTACAGGCGCTGAAAGCAAGGATAAAGGAGGCTAAAAGCAAATGAGCGAATATGCGGTCGAAATGATAATGGGAGAAGAAAGGACTATTACTATCGAGCCTGATAGATTTTTCGGCAGCCGTAACAATACAGTCGGAAGATTCCGCATGATAGCAAAACTGTCAGCTACGTCTGATCTGTTATTCGGGACAGACTGCCTCTCAAAATGGGCTGAAGAGGTCAGATTCCGCCTGAAGCTGAGCATTGCAGGAATGGAGCAGCAGAAGCAGAATTGTTCAGAAGCACTTGCGCAGAATAACAAGCGTGCATATAAGACAGCAGCGGCCGAACTTAAAAAGGCTGAAACTCAGCATCGCAAATATACAAAATACATGGAGATCATCGAGGAGGTAAAACCATGACTTGCAAAGAATGTATTCACTACATACCCGAGAAGGAGAAATACATAGGCAGGTGTGACATTACGGACAGGCCGATGATGCAGGGCGACACCTGCGGATCTGCGGAGGAGGATAAGAATGAAGAACCGTGACCGCTATATACTGAATCAGAGCCCCTATGATCTGATGCTGGCTATCGAGAGAAACACAGGAACGTGTCCGATTCGTGCTGTTGCCGGGATATCACACGACGAGAAGATCAGGCTCTGCTGCATCTACGCTGAGAGCGGATGCGAGCTGTGCGTTATGGAGTGGCTCAATAAGGAGGAGAATAATGAACATAAACAACAAAGAACTGAGCGAGCCTGAGGTAAAGGCATACATCCACAAGCTGGAGGATATCCTTCGAGAGTTGAGGCCTGTGCTGCGTGATGCACTCTATGCACACTATGAGCCTCGGAAAAAGGCTGACGAGCTGTATGACAGGATAATTAATCTTGTCGGGAAGGAGTGATAACTATGACAGATACAGACATACTCTACATGGCAGCTCAGGAGAAGCGCATAACAGATCTTGAGAACGAGAACAGGGAGCTGAAAAGGCTGCTGAAAATCGCTATGAGTGACATATGCAAAAAGTGTTCTTGTGACAATTCCGACTGCGATATATGCGAAAAGGAAGCTTGTGAGGTAGCCTGTGATTACGATGACAGGTTCATATGGAATCAGACTGACGAAGCTTTGAAGCTGATAGGAGATAATGACAATGGATGAGTATATAAGCAGAGAAGCAATGCTGAATCTTATAGCACATAACGATAAGGTATGCCATTATGCAGATGAACGATATGAAAACGTTGTATACGCAACAACTCAGACAATCTGCAAAGTCGTTGCTGAAATGCCAGCCGCCGACGTACAGCCTGTGAAGCGAGGAAAGTGGGAAGAACTAACCGATTACGGCGGATGGGGCGATACACATTACCGTTGCTCAGTGTGCGGTGAAGAATGGCACTTAGAGGCTGGAACACCACAACAGAATAATATGAACTTCTGTCCGAGGTGTGGTTCGAGAATGGATGGTGATTACTGATGCCAGAAGTTATAACCGCTCCCTGCAAGGACTGCCAGAAGCGTCAGCTCCACTGCCACAGCAGCTGCGAGGCATACAGAGGATACAGGCAGTACCGGGAACAGGTATATGCCGAGAAGATGAAACGGGCTGAGGAGTCGGACTTCATGAGGGCGGTCAAGCGCAAGGCCGCACTCATAAACATCAAAGCGCAGATGAGCGATAAGCGCAGGAGGAGGTGAACAGCATGGAATTTATACTTGGAGCATTTGTCGGCGCACTTGCTATGGCTGCCGCAGTTGCTGTCTCGATCACCTACGCTCCCGACGGCAAGATCACAGAGTACAGGCTTATGCTTGGATTGGAGGATGAAGATGAGGGACTATCAGAGACAGAAGAATAATCCGTACAAGCTTCCACATCACCTTTACATGAGGATGCTGTATCTTGTACGTGACTATGAGCGAATCAGATCAGAGCGTGAAGATATCCTCAACGCTTCTCCACCCACCGACGGTGTACCGCATACAGGTATAGGAAATCCCACCGAGCAGAAAGCTATCAGACTTTGCGAACTCGGTAACAAATGCGCTGCTATTGAAAAGGCATACGAATCGATCCCTCCTGAATACAGAAAAGCAATCTGGAACAATATCTGCTATCAGTCACCTTATCCGATTATAGCGGGCGAAGCTACATACAAGCGCTGGCGTTGCAGATTCATTTACGAGGTAGCAAAAAATCTTCACGAAATATAAAAAGTGATACCCACGGGAAAAAATCAAGTGCTATTATAATATCATAGAAAGCAGGCGGAACAGACAAGGCAGACTTTCGGGAGCACGTGATCCCTGTGCCTCCGCCTACTTCTATGTATGTCCTTTCTTTTGTTCTACAGGACTGCCTCTGACCGTAACCAACAGCGGCAGTCCCATATCTGGCAGAGTAGAGCATCGGCGGCTCGCAAGGCTCATAACCTTGAGATAACAGGTTCGACTCCTGTCTCTGCAACCAATGGCTGAATTGACATATTAAACTCCTTGCGGAAGTACCTCGGCAATAGTCGGGGTATTTCTGTTATATGGAAAGGTGGTGAGCCCTTATGACAGAAAAACAGAAGATCTTTGCGGACGAATACCTCATCGACCTTAATGCCACAAGGGCTTACAAGGTCGCTTATCCGAATGTGAAGAAGGATGAGACGGCTCGTGCCAATGCTTCACGATTGCTAACTTATGCTAACGTTAGAGCGTATATCGAAGATCAGCTCCAGAAGCTCCATGACGAGCGCTCGGCGACTGCGAATGAAGTCATTGAGTATCTGACATCTGTTATGCGAGGCGAAAGCAATGCGGAGGAGATCGTGACCGTCGGCATCGGTGACGGCTGCTCCGAGGCACAGAATGTGCAGAAGCGCCCCTCTGAGCGTGAACGGCTGAAAGCGGCTGAACTTCTTGGCAAGCGTTTCGGACTGTTCTCAGAACAGAATTCTCCTCAGGGTGAGAAAGAACTCCCTGCTCTTTTTGAGGCTCTGGAAGCCGATGGGGGTGGTGACTGAGAGTGGTATTCAACAAACTTTCACCTAAGCAGAAAAAAGTGTTCCGCTGGTGCTATGCTCCTGACAGCTACGCCCTGATCTGTGACGGCTCTGTCCGTTCCGGCAAGACTGCTGCTATGTCATGCAGCTTCATACTCTGGGCTATGAAGTGCTTCAACGGTGAGAACTTCGGTATCTGCGGCAATACCGTACAGGCGGTGGAACGAAATATCATTGCTCCTCTCACGCAGATGACCGATATCACCTACTACTTCAGGCTGAAGTACGTCGGCGGTGGTAGGCACAGGCTCACGGTCACCGGTGCAGGCAGGGAGAATTATTTCTATGTCTTCGGCGGTAAGGATGAAGCGTCCTACAAGCTGGTACAGGGCATAACGCTCGCAGGAGTTCTCTTTGACGAGGTTGCGCTCATGCCCGAGAGTTTCGTCAATCAGGCTATTGCAAGAACTCTGTCAGTCAGCGGAGCTAAGCTGTGGTTCTCCTGCAACCCCGACTCCCCTGCTCATTGGTTCTATACTAACTGGATCCTGAAAGCGCAGGAGAAAAATGCTCTCCGAATACATTTTCGCATGGAAGATAATCCAGTGATGACTCCCGAGAAGATCAGACGAACTGAGTCAACTTTTTCGGGAGTTTTCTATCAGCGGTATGTCCTCGGCGACTGGGTAGTTGCTGAAGGCCTTGTCTACACAATGTTCGATCGTGCGGAACATATCTTCCATGCCGGCGATCTGACAGTCGATCCTGTTGCAGGCGATATGTTCATCAGCATCGACTACGGTACAAAAAACCCGACTTCAATGGGGTTATGGTACGTGGATATCAGCGGACACGCATGGCGGATCCGTGAAAGCTACTACGACGGCAGGAAGGGCGGCTCTCCCCGTACCGATGAGGAGCATTACGCTGAACTTGAACGGCTTGCCGGAGAATATACAGACTTCATTGGAAGCGTTATCGTTGACCCGTCCGCTGCCAGCTTCATCGAATGTATCCGCAGACACGGAACATTCAGAGTCCGCAAGGCGGACAATGATGTTATCGACGGCATACGTGATACTCAGACGCTTCTACAATTAGGGTATCTCCATTTCGCCGAGACCTGCTCCGACAGTATCCGTGAATTCGGACTGTACAGCTGGGACAGCAAAAAAACAGATGATGTTGTTATAAAGGAAAACGATCATGCTATGGACGATATCCGCTATTTTGTCCACACAGGCATGAGGCGTATCCTCAGAGAAATACGAGAGGAGGATGCTCTATAAATATATTTCAGTTCATAGCCAACCTTTTCAGCCGCAAGGAAGAAGCTGAAAAGCCTGTTTCACCCGAAATGCAGTCGGCTATCGACACATGGCTTGAAATGTACCGCTATCACGGCAGTACAGCCAACAAAAACTACAGTCTCGATCTTCCTGCGGCGATCGCCTCGGAGTTTGTACGCCTTGTTACAGCAGAATCTGAACTTACCATAAGTGGAAGTCAGCGTGCGGACTATCTCAATAAACAGTTTATTAAAGCCTTTTTCTATTTTGTGATATTCCGTGCCGAAGCTGCTCTGGCTCTGGGCAGTATGGCGTTCAAGCCCTATGTATCAGGCGATAAGATACTTGTGGATATGGTCAGGGCTGACCGATATGTCCCGACCGCCTTTGACGATTCGGGAGAAGCTTCATCTGCGGTATTCATGGCTCGCAAGGTCATAGGAAAGAAATACTACACCAGGCTGGAAACTCACACTTTCGACAGCGAGGCCAAGACCTACACTGTTGAGAACAAAGCCTACATCTCATATGACAGCGGGGTTCTCGGCAGAGAGACAGATCTCACTTCCGTCCCCGGCTGGGAGCAGCTCCAGGCTGTACAGACGATAGCCAATGTTCAACGACCGCTGTTTTCAGTGTTCAGAGTTCCGCAGAGCAACACTGTAGACCTTGACTCTCCTCTCGGTATTTCTGTATATGCTCATGCAACCGACCTCATCCCCGAAGCTAACGAACAGTGGGCCCGTATCAACTGGGAGTTCAAAGGCTCGGAACTTGCTGTCGATGCGTCGGAAGACCTTTTCCGAAAGGATAAGAAAACAGGAAAGCTGATCGACCTTCCTGTCGGCAGCAAAAGGCTTTTCCGAAAACATTATGCTTCCGATAAGAAAGTTTCGGATGATATGCAGGTATTCTCCCCTGCTATCCGTGACAGTTCACTGTTCAACGGCCTCAATCACATATTGCAGCGCATAGAATTCAACTGTGGGCTTGCTTACGGTACGATCTCCGAGCCTGCGGACATCGAGAAAACTGCTGAGGAGATACGCTCCTCAAAGCAGCGCTCCTACACCTATGTCAGCAACATCCAGAAAAGCCTTGAGGGCGCTCTGGAACAGCTTGTGTATGCAATGGACGTATATGCAGATCTTTACGAGCTTGCCCCATCTGGTGAATATGAGCTGAACTGCACATGGGGCGACAGCGTCCTCGAAGATACTGACAAGGAATTCAGCAGACGCTTACAGCTTGTCACGGCAGGAAAGCTGAAGCCTGAAAAACTGCTTGCATGGTATTTCGGTGTGGATGAGGATACCGCCCGAAATGAATATATGCCGACGGAAACGGAGCTTTTCAATGCTGACTCCATCAGAATATGAACACCTCTGCGATCAGCTCATAGCTCTTTACGATGAGCTTGACAGAGCGGTGATCGATGATATGGTCAGGCGGATGATGCGGATGGGAAAAGTCTCGGATGCAACATCATGGCAGGCTAAACAGTTGCAGGAAGCAGGATTGCTGTATGAGGATATCATCTCAGAGATAGCACAGCATTCCGATGCTTCCGCCGCTCAGGTGCGAACGCTGTTCGAGGATGCAGGTGTGCAGTCAGTCCGTAACGATAACCACTACTACACCGACGCAGGGCTTGAAGGCATCATACGGCTGTCAGATGCAGCATTGCAGACGCTCAATGCAGGTTATGTCAAGTGCAGAGGCGAACTCCGCAACCTGACGCTCACTACTGCGAACACGGCTCAGACAGCCTATCTCAATGCCTGTGACCTTGCTTACATGGAAGTGTCAAGCGGAACTATGGACTACGGCACTGCCATCCGCAGAGCTGTACAGTCTGCCGCCGATGAAGGCTCAAAGGTGCTTTATCCGTCAGGCCACAGCGACAGGCTCGATGTTGCTGTCCGCCGAAGTGTTCTCACGGGTGTCGGTCAGACTGTCAGGCAGTTGTCTGCGATAAACGCTGGCGATATGGGCTGTGATATCATGGAGATAACTGCTCACTCAGGCGCTCGCCCCTCTCATGCGGAATGGCAGGGGAAGCTGGTCAGTTTGTCGGGGGCAAATGCAGGGCGGATCATCGACGGTGTGAAGGTACTGACCACAAATGATATCGGCTATGGCACAGGCGACGGCTTTGGGGGCTGGAACTGCCGTCACGACTGGTTTCCGTTCATTGAAGGTATCAGCTCCCGTGTCTATTCCGATGAACGTCTTGCCGAACTGAACTCCCGTAACATCGAATACAATGGCAAAATGTACACCGAGTACGAGATAGATCAGATGCAGAGAGCGCTGGAACGTGATATCCGTGCCCGCAAAAGAGCAGTCTCCGCTGCCGATACCGCTGTGAAAAACGCTCCCGATGAAGCAACAGAAAAACAGATGCAGGAGCTGTTCACCGCAGAATCCGTAAAGCTGAAAAAGGCGGAAAAGGAACTCAGCACCTTCCTCGATCAGACAGGCAACCTCCCCGACAGTACCCGTGTATGGGTCAACGGCTTCGGAAGAAGTACGGCGCAGAGAGCGGTGTGGGCGAGTAAAAAAGGTCCTATCCGCTTGACAACTTTGCTGAATGATGATACAATTGTAGACAAGGTAGCTGAACTTAAAAAAGCGCTTAAACTCGGCAGGCTCAATGTAAAAATTGACGAATCACAACAGCCAAAGCACGCTTATGGCAAGCCATGGAAAAATCAGGTAAAGCAGGCAATTCAAAGCAGAAGTAATCCTGATCCAAATAAACACAAAACTCCTAAATCTGTTTTAGATCCCACCCTCGACCCTAAGAAATTAGTTGATCAGTACGGCGGTACAGGAATAATAGTTATAAGCGGCGACAAGAAAACTGCCAATGAATTTATCAGACTTCCATATGTTGTAGGAAGAACATTTGACGAAGCAAGCGGCGGGTACATAAGTACACATACTATCCAAATAAAATACACTAATAACGGAACTCACGTATTCCCGACAAAGGATGTGAAAATAAATGGAAAATAAAAGAAAGATCGTTATGCTCGAAGGCAGAAAAGCGACCGTTTACTGTAAAAACGGAAAAGTATATGAGGGATTTGGAAATATTCCCTGCATCGCAAATGAAAATGATGAAGATGTTGACGGAATACTATTCACGCTCAACAACGGTGTAAATGTTATTCTTACTGAAGCCGATATTGAAAAAATAGAGTTTTCAAACTAAACCGCCCAGCAATGAGCGGTTTTCTTATACCCATTTGAAGGAGGTGAGGAGAATGGAAGACTGGAAGGACAGACTGAAAGCTGAGTACGCTCAGACTAAGGAGCGCTACGAGAAGCTGAAAGCCTACAACAACAAGAAGGAAGTTGAGTCCAATCTTATTGAAGTTACAATGAAGCAGGAAGACTACTACAACGGTCGGCTGATGAAAGAACAGCAGAGCGTCATGGGCGAATACCTCCACATACTGGAGCTTCGTGCAGAGCTGGCTAACATCGAACTTTAATACCGCTTACAAGCATTTGCGACCGACAACAATGTCGGCGGCAAGTGCTATTTTTATACCCTGATATAAGGAGGAACACACAATGGCAGAAGATACAAACAACACTGCAAATGGGCCTGCTCCTGCGCCCTCTGACGGCGGTGGCGCACCTACTCCGAAAACCTACACCGAAGCAGAGTACAACGCTTTACAGAGCAGTCTCGACGCTGTGAACAAACAGCTTGCAGAAGCGAACAACACTATCAAGTCCTACACCGACATGGATATCGATGGTATCAAGAAATCGGCGGAGGACTGGAAGCAGAAGGCTGAAAAGCTGGAAGCTGATCAGAAGGCACAGGACTACAGCAATAAGCTGGACAAGTTCGTGCAGGCTCAGGGGATGCGCAATGACATCTACGCTGCGCACCTTAAATCACAGCTTGCTGCTGCGGAGCTGAAATTTGACAAGGACGGTACTCTCATCGGCGGTGAGGACATCGTGAAGAAGCTGAAGGAAAGCTGCCCCGATGCTTTTGCCGATACTAAGCCCAAGCCCGAATTTGTCGGAAGCACTCCCGGCAGTACACCCAAATCACCCGATGACGACTATATCAGAAAAGTCATGGGACTTAAATGACAGGAGGAATAACTAATGCCTAACAATTTTGCACTCATAAGCAAGTACGTTGCCCTGCTCGATGAGGTTTACAAGAAGTATTCCCTCACAGGTGACCTTGAAGCAGACGCTTCAACTGTTCGCCAGGGCAATAACGCAAACGAGATCCTCGTACCCAAGATGGATATGGACGGTCTTGCTGATTACGACCGCACAACAGGCTATGCCGATGGCAGTGCAAGTCTCGAATGGGAAACCAAGGTATACAACTACGATCGTGGCAGACGCTTTACTGTTGACGCTATGGACGACGAGGAGACCGCAGGTCTGGCTTTCGGCAAACTGTCTTCGGAATTCATCCGCACTAAGGCAGTTCCCGAACTTGATGCATGGAGATTTGCAACATATGCTGGCAAGGCGGGCACTTCCAAGTCTGAGGCACTCAGCACAGGTGAAAATGTATGTGCTGCTATCACAACTGCAAACAACGCACTTGACGAAGCAGAGGTTGACGGTGAAGGAAGAATTCTCTATATCACTCCTACTCTTCATAATGCTATCACATCCCTTGATACATACAAGAGCAAGGAGATGCTCAAGGGCTTCAGTAAGATCATAAAGGTGCCTCAGACACGTTTCTACAGTGCAATCTCGCTTCTCTCCGGCAGGGTCATCACAGAAGGCGGCACCAGCACTGATGAAACTATTGGTGGCTACACCAAGGCGGCCACAGGCAAAAACCTTAACTTCATGATAATTCAGCCTCGTGCTGTTCTCCAGTACACTAAGCACGCTGTAAACAAGATCATCACTCCCGAAGCTAACCAGAGTTCGGATGCATGGATGTTCTTCTACCGTGCTTATGGTATCTCAGAGGCATACGACAACAAGGTCAAGGGCATCTATGCTTCTGTAAGCACCACATAAGGAGGTATCGGCGATGAAAACGATAGGACTGGAATTTCCTGTTGCTAAGCCCGAAAAGGCTGAAAAAGCAGATAAGAAGTCAGAGAAGCCCGAGGAAAAGAAAGCCGAAGGCAAGTCATGACATACGCTGACTACGGATACTACACCGGCGAATACGGCGGAAAAATGATTTCGGAGGCTGACTTTCCTGTTTACAGCGGTAAGGCCTCCGACCGTATCGCCGCTATGACATTCGGACGGCTCGATGATAGTGTTCCCGAAGAATACTCCGATAAAGTAAAGCGCTGCTGCTGCGAGCTTGCGGAATGTATATTTATATATGCAGGCATTTCCGACGGCAGTGCTTTTGCGGGAGCAGGCAGTATAGCGTCAGAAACTAACGGCAAATACAGTGTCACCTTCAGGAGCGGTACCGAGCAGCTGTCTGCTGTTGCAGCTCAGCTTCACGGCAGCACTTCGGGACTTGAAGATATTTATGCTGATATCGTCCGCAGGCATCTTGGAAGAACAGGCCTGCTCTATCGGGGAGTTGATGATTAATGTTTACCAACAGAAACGGCTGCACGATCTATGAAAGGATCGTGCAGAACCGCACACCTGCTTACATACGGCATACAACCGGAGCAGTGTACTGGGAAGATACCAACTGTCAGGAAATAAGCAGCAGCCGTAGTCAGAATTCAGGAAACGACCGTGCCCCTGATAATAAAGCTTTTATTTCTATTCCTGCTGCTTCCATCGACTTCGTTCCGAAAACAGGTGACAGGATAGTGGGCGAGATAATCAGTGACGCTCAGCCACCGCCAACAGCAATGACGATCATGGCGGTTGATAACTTCTGCTACGGCTCCCCTGCTGTTCAGCACTGGGAGGTAAATGCAAAATGATGAGATTCACAGGAATTACCTTTGACCCGAATTTTCAGCAGAATACCGAAAAACAATTTACGATGGCGCAGAAATGCATAGACAGTGAAGTGCTCAGGCATTCTGATCCATACATTCCGTTCCGTACAGGAACGATGAAGAAAAGCGGTATCTCAGGAACGGTCATCGGATCAGGTGTGGTAGAATATACCGCACCTTATGCAAAGCCTCAGTATTATCTGAACCGAGGTCTCGGAAAAGAAGGCATGAACCGCAAAAACGGAACAAAAGGTCTGAGGGGACCTTACTTTTTTGAGCGCATGAAGGCCGACCACAAAAAAGAGATCGAAAAGAAAGTAATGGAGAAATTCACATGAGAACAGTTACTGAAAGTATCAGGGACTACATCCTGCACTTCCCCGAGCTGAAAGGCGGATGTCTCCTTGTTGACTTCCTGGGCGATAAGGCGGTGGAATACACGATAGAGCCTGTCCCCTGCGATCCTGTTGTAAAAAAGTATACCGACGGGAGCTGTATAAAGCAGTTCCTTTTCCTTTTTGCAAGCCGTGAATATTACAGCGAGGATGTAAACCTCTGTCTTGATAATCTCGGCTTTTACGAAAAGTTCGAGGAATGGATCGAGCATCAGAACGACGATGAATGTCTTCCCGAACTTGACGGAGAGCGTGAGCCGATCAGCATTGAAGTGCTGACAAAAGGCTATGCTTTTTCCGCAGAAGCAGATACCGCAAGGTATCAGATACAATTACGTTTATTATACGAGGAGGAATAACCTATGGCTAATAAGATAGTTGAAAGACACAAGATTCTCGCTTTCTACGGTGTTCCGGGTACAAATGATGCCGTTACCTACCACCGTATGAAGAAGTTCACGCAGTTCTCCCACAGCAAGAACCCCATCGAGTACAGCAGACAGTACGTTGACGAGCCTTTCCAGCAGACCGATGTTGTAGGCTTTGCGCCGTCATACTCATATGCTTTCGATAAGCATACAGACCTGCCTGTTCAGACCGATATGGTCAATATCACTAACGAGGAGAAGCTGGGCGACGATGCTGTACGTACCATCATCCTTGTGGATACTACCACAGCTACAGGCACAACAAGTGTTACCGCTACTGCCTATAAGCGTGACTACTCTGTTATCCCCGGCACTGAGGGCGACAATATCAATATCTACACCTACTCAGGTGACCTCAAGGCAAGGGGCGAGCAGTCTCAGGTGACTGTATCCACTTCCGATGACTGGCAGACAATAACTATCAGTGGATAGATGAACGGAGCTGAGCCGGAGATGCTGAATCTGAACAAGGTTCAGCTATCCGACGTCACTCCAACAACAAATGATCTGACGGACGATGAGGAGTCCGAATCCGAGGAGGAATGAGCCTATGAGCCTTAAATGGGAAATAAACGGTCTGAGTCTTGAGCTTGATCTTGACAATGCAGATAACATGGAACGCTATGAAAATGCCTTTGAACTTATGGCAAAGGAAGAAAACGAGATACCAAAGGATGGAAGACAGTCCGAGCGGATAAGAGCTTACTGTCAGCTTTTCCACCGCCTTTATGACCGCATTTTCGGTGATGGTACGTCCGATCAGATATTCAGCGGCATCCCCGACAGCGTAAAGGCCTGCGACGAGATATACCTTAGCTTCCTTAACTTCGTACAGGAGCAAAGAGTATCTGCCGCCCAGGAGCGGGCAGAGTGGCGTGCTAAGTATTTCCCCAGACCTGCAATAAAAAGTCAATAGTCAAACCGAATGTTTCACAAAACTTTCACAATAGAAAAAATAGGTACGACAATAAGACCGCCGAAGCAGTCTGAAAAATAAAATTCAATTGAAA